GTTTTTTTTTTTTTTTTTTCGAGTTTTATCATTTATAGACTGAATTGGTCTTAAGCATCGGGCTCTTTCGTCCCTAGCAACTTAGCGAAAAAGACACTAAGATTATCATTTATAGTCTGATTTGGACATCTACACGATAGCAGCGCTAAGCCACTATTACGTCAGTAGTCAGATTTATACTCTCTTAAGAGATCAAGACCGAGCTCTGCGAAGAGCATTAACTTTCTTCGCATAGGCAGGACCCCTCTTAGGAACAGGAGGAGGTCGTCTATTAGGGGCCACTCTTGCAGCGGCAACCTTATTGACGGTCTTTTGAAGTTTGTTAACTTTTTGCTTTGCAACATTCGCCTCGTTTTTTGCTTCACGAGCTTTCTTATTTGCAGAAGCAAGTTGTTTAGCACCAACACCCAAAGCAGATCCAATAGCAGAGCCACCAGGGATAGGTAAGAAACCCCCTATAGCAGGAAGGGCAGAGGAAACAACATTCATAACTTCTTCAAACCATTCTCCCAATGGATTTTCATCAACCTTAACAGCGATTGGAAGCTCAGAACAGGCATGAGAATAAATCTCCAATGCCAAAGGATCATAAGCGGGAGATGGTTTACACAAAACCAATAAATTAGGATCCGATTGATCAGGAATCCTTTCAAAGAAATATCTAGTGGTGACCTGTAAAGTCGTACCAGTAGATAACCCAGCAAAAACACATCCATGCGAATCAAAATCAATCGCATGGCAATTGGGTCCGGCAACATAATCAAACTCCGTTGAAAACTTCCAAGCAGGTGTATACGCAAGACGCGGATCACCAGCAGTTAAGCTAGATTGAGTAGGAGTTTGAATCATCCCAGACCACGAAGGAATGGGTGACCGAAAGGGATTTTGGGTAGTATCCATAGTAGCAATACTATAAATCCCATCTGCGGCTGCCCAAGTTTTAGAACTCGGGAACAACGCAGCTTCAGGTTGAGTTGTTGGGGGCAGAGCTTTCCACTCAATGTAAACAGGTCTTTGACTCGGTTCAGCAGCCAAATCAAAAAGGCCTGGAGATGTGGTTGCAGGACTTCTATAAGAAGTAACAGAGCCCTGCTTATTAATCTCTGCAGTAGTATTCACAACTTCAAACCCAGCAGATATTAAACGGACTTGCCCAGCACCAAAAGTCGTAGGCCAGGCAACAGCATGTGTAGAACTCCCATTTGTTGTCGTAGCAGTTGTCCAATCAGCACCATTGGTACAACTAATGACATTATAACCAGCATAAATAGGGAGAAGAGACAA